TGACATAATGTGTATTATACGAATAATATAACTGTGACATAAATGTCACAATGACGGGGTTTTTGACAAAGTGACCCCATAAAATTATTACTGGGGGGTTGTGATCGTGATTTAACCCATGTAACCAGAAACCAAGTTATCAATTAGGGGGGGTTTATAAATTAAAGCTCCTAAAGGGGCTTATATAGACAGAATCCATTTCCAGATACTCTGGGGGTACCAAAATAGGTAAATCAAGTCGTATGGTACCTTAAAATGCGTTTAAAGGGCATATTGACATATATTTAATTATAGCGTAAGCATAATCTATGGACTTAACATTAAAATTTAGTGTAGCACCAGCGGTGTTATTCTTAGAGACTCAGCTGCCAGATAGAGCGGTTAAGGATCTCAACACATACCTGGATGCAAAACACAATAAGGGTGCAGAAACATTTGCAGATAAGCTCGTTGGGCAGATATCCCACGGCGAACAATTAAAGATTGACAGTGAGGATAAACTCATTGAACCATTCGTTAAGATTGTTGCAAATATGTCACAGCAGTATTTAACTCAATTTAGTAAGACAATTGGCGTAGAACCGCTAAAAAGAATACCACACGTACATAGTTTATGGTCTGTACACTCTTACGAAAGAGACTTTAACCCCGTTCACGATCATGGGGTTGATACGATTATGGGGTTGTCATTTACCACTTGGACTAAGATACCCAAACAAATCTCTGAACGAGAAGATCATAAGGCAGCTAATCTATACAATTCGAGTGGTGCTTATGATGGATTTTTACAGTTTCATTTTGGACAGACTGGAATGAGAGGCTTGGAGGAGTTAAGACCACCATTCTCAAAGACAGTCAAACCTGAGGTGGGAAAATTAATAATGTTCCCTTCATGGTGTCAACATTGTGTGTACCCATACGAAGGTGACGGAGAAAGACGAACAGTAGCTGGAAACCTCAATATGTTTTCTTATGAGGACAATTAAGGAAGATATTATATCATGGGCAGTAGATCACATCGAAAAGAATGGTGATCCGTTTCCCATTTGCCCTTATGCTAAACAAGCTCGTTTAAAGAACCAAGTTAAAATAGTTGTTGTGGATCAAGCTGATGACTTTTTGGAACAGGTTTGTAACGAAGCAGATAGTCTTAACTCAACGAACCTTAAACTGACTATTCTGGCTTGTCCTGATATGGACATTACACCAGATAGTTTAAATGATTATATTCATGCTCTGAATCACGTTTATGTACCTTTGGATACATACTTGATGGCATCTTATCCAGAAGATGATAATGAACCCTTTATGGAGGGTGATTGGGAGCCAGACAATGAATTCTTTATGGTACTTATCCAGCCATTTAAAGAACTAGAGGAAGCATCAGCTCATCTAGAGAAAATTGGATATTATAATAACTGGAGTCAGGAATATTTTACTGACACCGTACAACTAAGAAGATCATATAGGAGGATTTATGGCAAGAGGAATGAAAAAACGTTCAAAGAAAAAAGATAAGAAAAAAGGTAAAAAGAAGTAATGACTGATGTATATTTAAATGTACCTAAAGATGGTACAAAACCTAAGTCTTCAAGATTTAAATTTAATTTTAATGGTACTACATATCATGCTGATACCGAAGAACAATTAAAACAGTTAATTGAAGAATTACAAAATACAAATAAAAAGTTTATGAACTAATGGCATCACCTAAACCTAAAAATAAAGCCCTATACGCCAGAGTAAAAGCAGAAGCAAAGCGTAAGTTCAAGGTTTATCCTAGTGCTTATGCTAACGCATGGCTTGTCAAAACGTATAAGAAACGTGGTGGCAAATACTAATGGCGTATAAGGGGGGTTTACGCAAGTGGTTCAAAGAAGATTGGCGTGATGTTAAAACAGGAAAGAAGTGTGGTCGTTCTGGTAAGAAAGATAAAGGTCGACCATACCCTGCCTGTAGACCTAAAAAGGTAGCCAGTCGTATTACAAAAAAGGAAGCTGCAAAGAAAACAGGACCAAAAAGAGTTAAGTGGTCGGTAACAGCTTCTGGTAAAAGAAGAAAGAAGAATACATAATGCCAAAAAAACTTAGTAAAAAACAAAAAGCATTAGCACGTGTTGCAAAACCTCGTAACAAAATAACTGGTGCTGATTTTAAAAAACTTAAAAAGAAAAAAAGTAAAGGATTATTATCATGACAAAAGTAGGAAAAGGTAGACCAGATCCTAAAGTAAGAATGGGTAGAATGATGAAGGTATTAGAGAACTCACCTGGTAATCCATTCTTTAAAAAATTTGAAGGGGAGAAAATGACTTTTGAAAAATTTAAAAAACTTATGAAACGCCTTGAAGAATCTAATAAAAAGTTTATGAAATAATGGCTATTACCTACAGAGGTGAACGCTTTAGTGGTTACAATAAACCCAAAAGAACACCTGGTAAGTCAAAAAAGTCAGCTGTATTGGCTAGAGAGAATGGAAAAGTTAGATTAGTCCGTTTTGGAGATCCTAAAATGTCTATCAAAAAGAACGTACCTGCCAGACGTAAGTCATTTCGTGCTAGACATGGTTGTGACAAAGGCAAATTAAGTAAATTAACTGCGAAATACTGGAGCTGTAAGGCTTGGTAAAGGAGAAATACTATGGAAAAAATTAACGCATTAGTAGAATGGGTAAAAAATTACCCATCTTGGACTAAAAAAGATTACATGAAAGCAGCTATAGCTGTTATTGCTGTCGTTGTTATTGTGGGATCTATATTTTAATGGCTCACGGAGGCAAAAGACCAGGAGCAGGTAGACCGAGAGGTGTCACCGCAGGAACGAAACATGAACGTTTGGAAAAGATGTTAGGTAAAGGCACAAAAACGCCTTTAGAATATATGTTAAACATATTAAATGACCGTAAAACATCACCAGAAAAGAAAATGTGGGCTGCTGAAAAAGCTGCACCATTCGTACATCCTAGATTAGCTTCTGTAGATCAAAAAATTAAAGGTGAAGAGGGAGAGCCTGTAGAAATCGAAGTTAAGTGGAAAGAATAAATTGAAAATTGAAATACCCTACAAACCACGACCATTACAAAAAGAATTACACACACAATTAAAACGATTTAATGTTATTTGTTGTCATCGTAGGTTTGGAAAAACTGTTTTTGCGATTAATCATTTGATTAGAACAGCAATTAGTAAGCCAAATAAACGTTTGGCATACATAGCACCTACGTATCGTCAAGGAAAAAACGTAGCATTTGACTATTTAAAAGAATACACAGCACCATTAATGAAACTAGGTGGCAATCGTCACGAAACAGAATTAAAGATAGACTTGTGGAACGGTTCACGAATACAAATTTTTGGTTCAGACAATCCAGATGCACTTCGAGGATTAGGATTTGATGGAGTTGTATTAGACGAGTTTGCATTAATGTCACCTCGTACATGGACAGAGGTTGTTAGACCCGCTGTATCAGATAAATTAGGTTATGTTATATTTATTGGTACTCCAATGGGGCATAATCAGTTTTGGGATGTGTACGATCTTGCAAAACGTAGAGGTGGAGACTGGAAAGCAGTCTTATACAGAGCCTCTGAAACAGATATTATTGGAAAAGATGAACTAGAAGAAGCTCGACTCACAATGCCAGAAGATCAATTTGAGCAAGAGTTTGAGTGTAGCTTTCAAGCTGCGGTCTCAGGAGCTTATTATGGGAAACAAATCCAAAAAGCAGAAAAAGAAAACCGTATTGTCGATATTGATTACGATAAAAACATAGATGTAGAAACGTGGTGGGATTTAGGTATCGGTGATTCAACTGCAATATGGTTTGCACAACGAGTAGGAACTGAAGTTCGATTGATTGACTACTATGAAACCTCTGGTGAAGCATTGTCACATTATGCACAAGTGCTAGAAGCAAAAGGTTATAACTATGGTAGACACGTTGCTCCACATGATATTGTAGCAAGAGAACTTGGTACTGGTAAATCTCGTTTAGAAGTTGCATCTGAATTGGGAATACAGTTTGATGTATGTCCTAAGTTAGAAGTGCAACATGGTATTGAAGCAGTACGGAATACGTTAGACCAATGTTGGTTTGATCGTAATCGTTGTAAAGCTGGTATTGAATGTTTACGTCAATATCGCAAAGAATATGATGATCGTATGCAAACATTTAAAAATAAACCCCTGCATGACTGGAGTTCGCATGGTGCGGATGCTTTTCGTTATGGATGTGCAATAGATCCAGGAACAGCTAGTGTGTGGACAAAAGAAATTAATATTGATACAAGGTATATAGTATAATGGCAAAAGGAAAACCCCTAACAGAACACGAAGTAGCTGCGGTATTACAATCAGAAATACACGCATCTCTTGGTTATATTGGTTCAGAGATAACATCACAAAGACAAAAGTCTTTAGAATATTATTTTGGTGAACCATTTGGTAATGAGCAAGAAGGTCGTTCACAAGTAGTATCTACTGATGTGTCTGATGTTATTGAGTCAATACTTCCAACACTACTTAGAACATTTGCTGCAAGTGATGAAGTTGTTAAATGTGATCCTGTTAGTGCAGAGGATGAAGAAGTTGCAAAACAAGCAACTGATTATTTAAATTATGTATTTAACAAAGACAATGATGGTTTTATTACACTGTACACTTTGTTTAAAGATGCCCTTGTACAAAAAAATGGTATTGCAAAAATCTATTGGAACAACTCAAGCAAAAGAGAACAAGAAACTTATGAACGTCTAAGTGATGACGAGTACGCTATGTTGATTGATGAAGATGGCGTAGAAGTAAAAGAACACACTGAGTACAAAGACAAAGACGCAATTGAACAAAAAGATAAGATGTTAGAGCAAATGCGTATGGATCCCAATATAGATCCTATGATGCTTGCACAACTTGAAGATACACCCGTACCAATGATGCATGATGTTGTGATAACAAGAACTGAAACGTATGGTAAAGTTAAAATAGAAGCGATACCACCTGAAGAGTTTTTAATTGAACGCAGAGCAAAGAGCATTAAAGATGCAAACTTTGTTGCACACAGAACTACACAAACAAGAACAGATTTAATTGAAGCTGGATTTGATCCAGACATTGTAAACTCTTTACCAACTGATACTCAAGATAAATACAATGAAGAAAAAATTACACGTTTTAGAAATTTAGATTATGACTATGACAGTAATGCTGGTGAAGCTAGTACAGATGAAGTTACAGTTTTTGAATGTTACACAAAAATAGATGAAGAAGGTGATGGTATTGCCAAGTTAAGAAAAATAACAATGGCTGGTACAAGTGGATATGTTATTTTAGATGACGAACTTTGCGATAGTGTTCCATTTGTTTCTGTTACACCAATTATGGTAACACATAGATTCTTTGGTAGATCAGTTTCTGAAATGACTGAGGACTTACAGCTTATTAAGTCTACAGTAATGAGACAATTGTTAGACAATATGTATCTAACAAACAATAACAGAGTTGCTGTTATGGATGGTCAAGTTAATCTTGATGATCTTTTAACAAACAGACCTGGTGGAGTAGTTAGAACAAAAGGTTCACCTGGTCAAGTTATGATGCCAATGCAAACTCAAACAATTAACAACCAAGCATTTCCTATGTTGGAATACTTGGACACTGTTAGAGAACAAAGAACTGGTATCACAAGATATTCACAAGGCATGGATGCAGATTCACTAAACAAAACTGCAACTGGTGTTAATGTTATTTTAACTCAGGCACAAATGAGAGTTGAATTAATTGCTCGTATTTTTGCTGAGACTGGTATTAAAGATATGTTTGAAAGAATGTTTGAACTTATCGTTAAACACCAAGACAAAGAAAGAATTATTAAAATTAGAAATAACTTTATTCCATTTAGACCGATGGAATGGAGAAACCGTTGCAACATTTCTATAAGTGTTGGATTGGGTACTGGATCAAGAGATCAACAACTTGCTATTTTAAATAACATATTACAAACTCAACTCAAAGCATTAGAGTTACAAGGAACCGCTGCTGGTCCTATGGTGAATATGCGTAACATCTACAACACACTTTCAAAAATTGTAGAGAACGCAGGGTTAAAAAATACTGGACTGTTCTTTACAGATCCAGATGTTGGTATGCAACAAATGCCACCACCACAACCACCACAACCTACAGAGTTTGAGAAAGT